GTCATATAAAAGCGCTAATGCCCCAGCCATAATTCCATCAATATGGTCTTCAACAAAATCGTCACTGATCTGGATAGACCCTAGTGTTGGTTTTACTGACGCTGTGATTTCAATCTTCTTACCTGCAACGAGCGGTGTTGGTACCAGGAAAATGGTGCTGTTGTTAGGGCGGATATAGTATTTTGGTTCGCCTGGTTCATTGCGCCACTTAGCGTTTATTTGGGCTGCCCCTTCTTCTGTTTCAGGTGTAAGTACATTACCGCCCACAACAACCACATGGATATCAACAAGTGTCGTATCACGCGGCAAGTCCACTTCGTACTCGAAGAAATTAGCGATGGTAAGCGACGGGTCCAAAGTGACACGGTACGCTGAACTTCTTTGACAAAATGATAGCGTTGCATCTTTAATCGCCTTTTCCACTAGGAAGTCTGGGCATCCCGCGATATGTACCGGCAGCAGTGTTGACATATCCTTGTAAAACATAAAACTGCCTCCCTAAACGACTTGAGTTGCCGCTGTCTGAGTGTTGGGACTAGCCATACCTTCCGATTGTGTTTTCATGCCCAGGCTTGCTGTAAACAACTGGTAGTGCTGAACACTTCGTTGTGCGTTGCCGGCATGGTCACTGTCTTTGCCGTAAGCACGGAACAACACATAATCGAGCAGACTGTTGGCATAAACGTCAGGGATACTGATGTCATCAGAGCTAGTTACTGCTGTTGGGGTTGCTGCGTAGATGATTTCTAGATGCCCAGTACCGTCATTTGGTGGGTAGACATAAAATGTCTTGGGGTCTAAATCATCAAAAATATAATGCTTAACATCAGCTGCTGTTGTTGAGCTGTGCCAGTCAGGTAATTGTGTGTCTAGGACTTCTCTGTCGATGATACGAACAGAGCGAGCACCGGCACCGGCGTCTGTCATGTTTCGGACAACGCGTAACAAACCAAGGCCAGAAGCTGGTATAGACTGTTTTGTACCCGATACCAGATCTAGCGTTTCGTTTTTAGCGCCGACGGACGGCTTGAATAAACATACTTCACGTTGGCCATCATTTACCCAGTCTAAGAGTTCAGTGGCTGGCCAGCGCACACCAGTGGTGTCCTGTATGAGAATTTGTGCACGGCTAATAATGCTATTTACTGCAATGGCCATTAGGATTCTCCCATTTCAGCCCAAGCTTGGTCTCGTTCATCTGCCGTGATGTCGTAACCCAAAATAGCTTCAATACTGCGTACTTTCGGTTCACCTGTCTTTGAGAAGTGTTTGGTATTGCCCATATCTAGTAACTGTTCGATTGCAGAAACAATTTCAATCGCTCGATCGGAACCAGATACTTCGTCAACAGCTTCTTCAGTAGGAGCTGGATCAGGCTTTGAGCCGGCTTCATACGCGCCTAACGACTTGCATAAATCGACAATGGAAGGTGGGACTTCTCGTTCCACACCAGGTTCAAAACGCACAACGGGCCCTTGAGGAGAGGCTACATATAATGCTTTATCAGATTTCAACATAAAAACTCCAAAAAGCCCCCGGCATAAAGCCGGGGGAAGAGGCCCTATTTCTATAGTGCAGTGTCTAACGCGATTACGCCAAAGTCTTGGGTATCGCCAGTCACCATGCTGGTGTACTTAGGCTTACGGAAGCCAAGAATCTTAGATACGGAGATACCGTGCTGGTTACCGTAGTCATAAGTTTCTTCAACCCACTCAGCGTCGCCAATGTCAGCCATTGCCAAAGCTTGAGCACCGCAGAACAATACGCGTTGACCGTCAACCGTGCCGGTAGAACCAAACTTGGAACCAGAAGCTTCGCCAGTTGTGTCATAAACGTGACGGAATTCGTGAACCATGATGCCATCTACCATTACAGAAGAAGCACCAGAGAACAGGCTGTTGCTGCCACCACGAACACCAGCGCTACGAACGTTCGCTAGGAAGTCGTCGTCTAGTTTCAGTTGTGCCATACCTTGTGGAGTAACGAACATGTGGAAGGTTTCTTCGCCACCTTGGCCACGAACACCACGGATGTAGTGGTCTTTAGCGTAGGCTTTCAAGTTAACCAAAGTTTTGTAACCCATAACGCCACTAGAGGCTAGGTCACCAGTACCCACAGTACCGTCAGCGTTAGCAACCAAGTGACGAGCGCTACTTGGAGCACTAACGTCAGCAGCGTATTCTAGGTCAGAGAAGTTCTGGCCAGCAGAGTTAACTGCACGAGCACCACCGTTGTTCTTCTTGGTGTAATCCAAGCCAGACAAGGTCAAGAATGCTAATTGGTCCATACGGTCAGCAATCCAGTAAGCCAAAGAGTCTTTGGAAGCTTCACGGAAGTTAACGATGGATTTTTGGTCAGCTAGACGGCCAGCCAAACGGTTTGCGTTACGCATCTGGTCGATACGGACAACGATGTCAGAGCTAGATAGCGCTTCTTCGTTACCTTCTAGGGTGTAGTCACCTACAACACCGTCGCCAGATAAGTCAGCTAGCAAGGTCAATACAGCGCGAGCGCCTTTGTCACTTTTGGTCAAGTCGTCGATAACTTGAACCATTGCGTTGCTGCCTTTGCCAGCGAACTGGCTGATGAAACTGGCGTTGCGAGCAGCATGCCAGAATTCGCGAGACCATACGGTCTTTTGCTCGTTAGTTAGAGCGGCAAAATTAGTTAATGCCATGAGTGAAATACCTCTTAAATATAAGCTATGCTAATAAAAGTCGCCATTATTCAGGCAGGGGCGACACCACTGCTCAAATGGACGTTTCGTGTCCGAACGAAAATGACGACCTTTTATAGAGGGACGAACTCTTGGCCGAATTCAGCTTGGCGAAGGCTATTGCGTATCGTGCAACACTCGATATTTTAGGTTTTGGCAGTTGTCGTACTGCAAGACGAACCTTTGTACATATATTAGCACAGCTAATAGTAAAAGGGAAAAAAACACCTAGAACAAGTCGTCTACAACTTGCGGTGTATACCTCCCAACATACTGCCCTAATATATTGTATTCAATGTGTTCTCTGGCTTCGAACTCGTTCATGCCCTGGCCAATACACACATCCAATATCTTGGTGATTGAGTAAGCGACATGTGGGATAAAATCAGTATCCTCGATTACACCCACAATCGCCGAATCTAGGCCATCCCAGAACACAAGTTCAGGATGGCTTTTCCCATATGTTAATGAGATTTCTTCGCGCATTAACCGAAGTCTCCTCGCAGACGCTTCAATTGGGCTTCAGACAACTTCAGGAAGTCCTGATCCGTCATGCTTTTTATGTCGAGTGTTTCTTCTGTGCGTGATGCAGCACTTTCGCCTGCTAGCTTAGGCGGCTGTTTCTGAGCTGCTTCCAATTTTTGCTTCACATTGGTTTCACGTTTCTTAGCCACAGGCGCTGGTGCTGGTTCAGCTGCAGGTGCTGTTTGGAGATATTCCGGTGCATTGGCTGCGATTGTTAATCTCACCGCTTTTCGAAGTGCGTCAGCTGGTGCCATACCTTTAGCAGCGTACATGCCCATCAGCTCATTGGCTTCGTTTATCAGCTCCTGATCTGCAAACTCACTCTTACTATCCAAAACCGGATATTCGCCAACCATGGTTGCGACAGCCGTATCTAACTCCAACTGCTGCTTGGTTACGTTCGTTGTGTTGGATATCTCACCACGTAGCTCCTCGGTCAACGTGGCGCGTTCTGCGGCGCGTATCTCTTGGCGCAATACTTTGGCCTTATCTGTGTCACCGTCCAGCACAGCCTCCATATAGGAAGCCTCAGCGGCATCAAAATCAAAGGGCGGTTTCTCAGGTTCTTTCGGCTTAGTGGACTCCTCAAGCTGAGAAATGCGCTCTTCTAATTGACGGCGGCGAGCAATCTCTTCGTCCATGCGAGATTTTGGCACCATATGCTGTTTTTCATCAGCTTTTTTAGGTGCTTCCGCCACCTCTTCCGTTTCTTCGGCTGTTACTTCTTCTTCGACTTCTGATACGTCGGCTTCTTCTTCGGCTTGGGTATCTTCACTGTCATTACTTTCTTCTTGGGCTTCTTGCTGTACATCTTCAATTACCTCTTCAGTAGTTTCAGGGGTTTCTTCAACAACGTCTTCAATTACAGCTTCGGGATCATCACCTCGATCAAGACCAGAAAAATCTGGCGCTTCAATTGGGTCTGCACCGGCAAACTGAAAATTACCATCAAGTTGTTCTGCAGTATTTGAGTCAGGCATAGGGGCCTCCAAATTAGGGTTAGTTAATTTCTACTTTCTTAGGTTTTTTATATTTCATTTCTTGGCCACCCATCCGTAGCATTTCTGCTGCAATCTTGGTGGTTGCTTGGGTATCGGATGCTTGCTGTTTCTGCATAGCAGATAGTTCAGCTAATTCCATCCGTGTATCCAATTCTTGACGTTTCAAATCAATCTGCGCCTGGAGTTCCATCATCTCTTTGTCAGGTTGTGTTTGAATGTCATTGGCTTTAGCCGTGGCTAGCATGGCTTGTGCCTGGATATTTGCTGCTTCAGCTTGTAGTTTCTGCAACTCCAGTTTGGCTGCTTCCATCTGTAACTGAAGTTGTGCTTGCTGCGCCTGTTGTTGTTCTGGTGATTGTTCAACACCGGTCAACATGCGAATACGTTTGGCCAGTTCGCCCTTACGTTGCAAATGGCTGTACTCGATAATGGCATCATCGGGTATGGCAATTCCGACCTGGCGGAGTTGTAAGGCTTCTGCAAACTGCGACTCATCGAAGTTATCGCGAGCCGGCATAGTGCTAATAACCACATCATATTCACCAATGGTCATGTCATTGACCACTTCACCCTCTGGGGTAGCCTGGTTCAAGACAATCTCTTCACGCGGCTTCATAGGGTCTTCATCACGCGTGATTTGGATTACCCGCTCCTCGGTGTAGTAAGTCTGAATCAAACATAGAATGTTCTCAGCAACCAGTTTGCGTGTCCGAGCCAGATTGTCTAGCGGCACCTGAATCTGAATTTGCCCACGGTTCTGTTTAGCCTGAATGGCTACACCACTGACTTCTGCGCTATCAGTACCTAACATGGCATCAGAAACGCCTGAAATCTCCTTAATGTTGTTAGCGGCTTTCATGCCGATACGATCAAGGCCAGTCGGTATCTGGTTAGGGGAAATCTTAGACGGTGGCTGCGAACCACGGTTGTATTCCAACACTAGTCCTGTCTCTGCGCCACGCTCGGCCAAATCATCGGTAGTCATACCGTTCAATGACCCTGTTTCCACGACCCAGCCACTATTGGCTGTGGTATTCACAATATGCAGTTCCTGAGAGCTGATTTTGTTCAACTGTTCTTGTGGAGACAGCAGATTGCGTACCATGCCAAAAGGTTTGCCACGACGGAAATAAGGGAAGTATGGAACGATGGTAAAGTCCTTATATGGTGACCAGTCATCGTGCAATAACACTTTATCCGCCGTGATTGTCCAACGTACTTTCTTGACCATCTTTTTCAAAATGCCAAGGCCATACTGCTGTGCAAACAAGTTAGTACGTTCCTCGTCCCAACCGTCTGGTACGATACGCATGTCTTTTGTCTTAGGGTCAACAAAATGCGGTGTTAGGCACAGTTTGCGGTGTTGGCGCTCGATTACACGAACGGCGCGTAAGGTGCGTTTGTCATCAATATCGCCCCTAGAAGTCAGTGCGTGGTCCACGGTGTCGCCATAGGTAACATCGCGCTGTTCGACAATGTCCATAGAATCACGACCGTAACTCTCACCTGTCTCGGCAATTACGCGTAAACGATCGGCTTTTTCTTTACCATAACGCTGCTCAATGTCATCGATGCTCAACCAGTTTGTTTTGGTGACATCGTTCCAATTTTTAGGATCATAGTCTTTTGCGTCAGGGTCAGGCATTACATCTAGTGGGTCTTCCACTGTAATCTGCACTTCACCCTCGATGTGGTCGTCGAAATTGACACGAATGTCAAAATAACCACGGTCTTGGATAATACCGTCAGCG